ATTTCAGCAGGGTAAACTCTACCATTTTGGTTTTGGGCTTCAGCACGTTGAAGTACACCTTCTACCATAAATCTACCATCTTTAGTTTGGTATGATTCGGTTATTTTTGAATTTGAGAAATTTACGGATATAGTATCTACTAATAATCTACTCATGCGCCCAATTCCTTTATTTTGTTAGATACAATTTTTAATCTTTCTGAAATTTTCACTAACCGTTTTTGTGTAGACTTCCAATACTGACCGTTATTAACTCCTGCTTCACTTTTCAACTTTATATTCTGATTAACGACTCTTTCCATTTCATACATCATTCTATTCATTTTTTTGATAGAATCATTTACTTTTTGGTATTGTTTTCTTGATTCATCTTTTTTGAACTCTTTATATGAAATTTCGTTAATTTGATTTTCCAACTTACGTTCCAATGCTTCTAAGGCAACGTGATGTTTGTTTGTTTTTTTAGTTTTCTTATATCCCATTACTTCAATATGTTTTGTATCCAAATCATCCTCATCCTTACTCTTTGAGAATGCATTTGGAGTTCGTGGTGGCCCTTCTCCCCCATCCAAATTAGATGTTACGTTAGCTTCATTCATATCAAAATTATCCCAAAAATTATCAGTAGTAGCATGCCTTCCGAAATCATCTGGCCAAATGGCAATTCTACCACCAGGAATCTCTTTTAGTTTAACTTGGGTTTTACTAACAGAAATAACTTTTACTTTATAACCATCAGAGTCTACAACTTGACCTACTTTTACATCATCAAGAAAGCTATATGCTTCTTCCAATTGGCTAAACTTATCTTCTATCTCGTTTATAAAGCTTTTCATATTATTTAAAGACTTTTTTTAATTCACCATGTAACTCATAATATCTGAGTAATGATAAGATTTGTGATTCTGTAATTGTTTTTGAAGATTGTAGTTTGGATGTTAACTTAATAACCTCATTAACTTTAATCTTTACAATTTTATCTGAAATTTTAATTGAATTTAATGCTTTCTTTAAAGTTTTGGATTCTTTAACTACAAAGGTTTTTAATTTTTCAGAATTGTCAACAGAGTTTATATATTCTTTTAAAATATATCTTTGTTTGTTTGATAAAGTACCATATTTGTTGTTAAAACTTTCAACTAACATTTTCCATGCTAATAGTCGTACTTCTTTTGGTTGTTTTGAATATTCCTCATTTACAATACTTGAAACCTTATCTGTATTTTTAGAACTTGTCTTTAGGTGTTCTAATAAGGTAGATTTACACTCAACATATTGTTTTGGATTGTCATCGGTTGAATATTCAAATAATTTATATACAGATGCATTCTCTTTATAGTTACTGACTCTATACTTAAAAAAATCTTCTAAAACATAGTTAGTTTTAATATCTTTTATTAAATTATACTTTTGTCTGTTTAAAGTGGTCTCATTTAACTTTGTACGTTCTCTTAATATGATATTAAGGAATTCAGATGCTTTGTATTCTGAGTTAAAAGTTTCTTTAATTACAGACTGATATAATTTTAATTCTTTTACTAATTCAGTTTTTTTGGAAAAATGTTCCTTAATGATTTGAGTAGCAATAGAATCTCTATTGTTTAGGGTATCAGTTGCAATTTGCCTAACCAATAATTCAAACAATATCCCAGTATTTTTATACTTACTATGTTTAATTTTTTTCATTAGTTTTTTTCTATTTTTAAGTAGACTCACCTATATATTTAATATAAATATCCTAAATATCAGAATTCAATATATTTTTCTCATCCAACATACCCACTTCGGATGCTTCGGTGTCTATTTTAAGTGATTCTGTTATTATATCTTTGGTTTTTATTTTCATCTTTGATAACATGGCATCTGTAGATTCTTTGTTTATTACAGAGTTTGCAGTGTACGAATGTTTATATGATTCTGGTTTAACATTGATACTTTTATTACCTAACGGGTCTCTACCAAATGGAGATTTGTCAGTACCATATGTATTCCCCTCTTTAGGTCTTCCAGAATTAGGCCAACCACCTTCAGGCATTTCATTCTCAAATTGTGGTTTTTCACCACCCTCTGGTTGTTGTGATAGTGTAGCTAAATCATGTGGTGTTCCAAATGATTCACCGGTTACTGCGGGGTCATTACCCTCGTTTTGAATTTGTTCGTGTCTAAATCCTAATTTCAAATCATTTATGACACCAAACTGTTCTTTACCCCACTCATCTTCTGACATATTAAATATGTTTTCATATATCCATTTTTGAGAAACCATTTTAAGGTCTTTAATATCTGATGCAAGTCTAACTTTCTCACTCCAAAGGTTAGCCTTTTCTTGTTCGTATATTATAGATGGTGTTGTTAGTTCTAATTCAAAATTTACCAAATCGTCATCTGTATATCCTTGTGAATATAAATGTATAATTGCAATCTTGGTTAATTCTGAAAGAACTATTTTTTGGATTCGTTCTACTGAACGTGCGAATCTAATGTCCTCTTGTGCTAAGGTTGCCTTACCTTCAACACCCTCTTCATATCCTATAAATGCTTTAGGTACTTTCAGTGCGGCTAACATTCTGTTTTTTAGATACTCAATATCATCAATACCACCAAACTCCATACCACTTAAAGAATCAATCTCAGTACCACTCTGACCACCCCTTACTGGTAGGTAGTAGTCCTCTAACATATTCTGCATATTGAATTTAAGATTGTATTCTCCCGTAGTTTCATCTACAAATGGTACTTTTTTCATTTGGTCAATGATACTACCCATATAAGTATCTACCTCACCTGGTGGTATGTTTCCAATATCAATTTTGAATATTCTTTTTTCAGGTGCTCTCATAATACGATGTATCATCATTGCATCTTCCATTAAAGTTAATTGTTTCCAAGTTTTTCTTGCACCTTCAAGTAAGGAGCGACCATATGGTAAGAAGTTTGTATCTGTAAGTAATCTGAAATGTGCTACTTGGAATGACTCTAAAAAGGTTTCGGATTTGTGTCTAGCTAATGTATTGTGATTTTCTACTTCAAATCTAACACTATAAGGATTATCTAAATCATAACCCTCTTCTCTAATAGTTTCGTATGCTGACATTGGTTGTACATTTACTATACCTAATTGTTCATCTATGTCCAAGTATAGATAATAATCACCATATTTACACATACCACGAATCCACGACCATAAATTAAACTCTATATTTAATACATCATAGAATAAATTATGGAGTGTCTTTTTGAGCTTATCATCAGATGAGTTTATTCTAAGAACATCACCGATATCATTTTTAAGTGTACATTCATCTGAATATATATCTAATATTGATGATATGATAGAATCCTTATCCATTGTTTCATAATCGGAATATAATTCTAATTTATTTGAGTGGTAGTTAAATCTTTCGGCTTGACTCTGCCAGTTCTTACTTGTACGTGAGCCATGCAATCTACCGTATCTATCGTATTGAGTAGACCCGTCTTTATTACCGATTCCTTGTAATCTTGATGAATCAACAACTTTTATTTTATTTTTACCTACTCGTCTGACTACAACTTGTGTTGAGAACAACTTTTGTAATCTACTGAATAACGATTTATCTGCCATAATTAAGTGCCATTTATTATAATACTTCTACAAAGTATAAATATACAAAAAAAATACTTTATTTCCAAATTTTAGAGTAACCATCTTATATCTTCATCACCCCGACCAGTTTTCATTTTCCACATATCTGCGGCCTTTTTGGGTGTAGTCTTAAATACTGCTCTATTTTTGGTTGTAAGTGATAATGCCTTTCTATTTAGTTCAATACCTTGTTGTCTTAATTTCAATGCTGTATCACGTACCCATAATGATGTTGAAAATGATATCACTAAATCATCGTTATATCCTCTCTGTGCTTCTGCCCTACTACCATTCCATATAAACACAAAGAGTTCGTCAATCAGTCGCTTAGACCTTATGATTGGAACTCTTTCTCTCATATAAGTATCTAATTTAGATATAACCAATGGGCGAGTTCTACTTGTCATAGAAAATCCCGGAACCATTTGTGATTTATCTTTTAAATCATATGCTTTCTGTAAGTGTATATTTTCATCTACATACCCAAACTCTTTGTATGAATAGTATAGATTTATGTAGTTTCTATCAATTGCTTCTTGGATTACTGCCCATCCAATATTTGCATTCTCAATCACAAGTAATGCATCATTCCATTCTGTAGCTACACTAACTAACATATTACCAAAATGTTTGGTTTCTATCTTCCCTTTGTATTCTGCAACTTGCTCAACCGATTCAACATCTATAACGTGAAATGCCGAGTAATCTGCACCATCCCCTCTAGCTACATCCGCTACAACTATATAGTTCTTTGAGTAATCTGGCTGTGACCATATCCAATAGTTACCATCAAAACCTCTTTTTTCTACGGGTTCTTGAACGTGGGTTTCTTCATACCATTGTAATAGTTGACCATCCACTACTGTATAACCAGATGATATGAAGTCACAATCGCATTCTTGGGCAGCCATCTTCTCACCTAATAGTTCAGTTTGTTCCCTTCTCCACTTTTTATTTCGTTCTGGGTGTACAGTCCAATGTAATAGTATTTGATTCCATTGGTCACCCTCTTCAGCTTTTAACCAAGTCTTATGAAAGAAATTACCAACACCATTTGGAGTTGATAATACGATTGCTTTACCACCAGTTGATAGGGTTGATTGAGCTGATGCCCATATAGAGTCTATACCTTTTATAAATGCTGCTTCATCTATAATCAACATTGACAATGCTTCAGAACGACCTGCATCTCCGCTTGCTGATGTTGCTTTTATTTGTGACCCATTACCTAATCGTAATGATAATTTGTTATCCTCTACCGTATCACCCCTTAACCAAGATGGTAAGTTTTCATGCATGTATCTTACTTTGGTTACTATGTTTTTAGCCACCTCTTGTTTGGTAGCTATTACCAATACATTTTTATCTTCTTGAAACAACATCATCCATAGTGAATAGCCGGCCGATAGAGTTGATATACCTAATTGTCTTGATTTGAGTATTACATTAAAACGATGGTCGTTTAATTCATCCATTACTCGTTCTTGGAATTGGTATAAATCAAAAAGTATTTTACCACGTTTTGGGTGCTGGATATAACAATACTTCCTAAAGAAATAAACTGGGTCTTTAGCACATTTGATGTACTCTTCTCTTATAAGTTCTTTTATGGATTTACTCATATTATTTACCAAGTCTCCAAAGAAACTGTGCAGATAGAACTGGTTGTATATCACTATCTATACCAAATCCAATTCCAAACAAATTCCGTTTCTTGTCTTTATAGTTAAATTGTAATCCTGCGAAACTTAATCGCTGAGTACTACCTGCGAACCCAACTCCAAGGTAAAACTCTCGTCTATTGATATAATGTGTATTTGTTATTGTAATGGTCGGGTATAGAAGAGTATATTCAATACTTCGTGATACTATTTTATTTTGTGATATGGTATCAGTTATTTCAAATTTTATTGAATCAAAGTTTTGTATATCTGAATACACGTATGATGAAAAGTAATCTTCTAATATTGCTGCAGTATCAACTGGTTGTTGTAATGTTATAGTATCAGTTTCTTTAACTATGTTAATTTTATTAACCGTATCTGTTTTTCTTAAAATCCTTGTAACCAGTTTGGGAACATAGTTAGTTATTTCATTTGTAATCGTATCATATTTTATTTCTGTTTTCGTTATAACGATGGGTTCTGTTATTTCACCATCACCACTACAGCTTCGTAGAAATATTATGATTATAACTAATACTAATATTGTTATATCTTTTATATTTAGATTATAATTCTTCACATATTATTTGTTTGTTGTATATAATAAATATTAAAATTTATTTAATGAAAATATTAATTAATATAATAGGTTAATTCATATGTTTTACCACTGGGCATTCCATATAATGAAATACTTAATGATTTACGTTGTGGTTTACCATTTTTAAGTAATCCAACTATTGCTTTTGTAGTTTTACCCGTACTTGGTCTGAACCTACTATATCTACCACCCATTGCTACTTGTGAAAACCAATCTTGTTCATCAATTTCATATCCCCTCTTTTCAGCCATTTCTCTTGCATAGGTTACGGCTTCCGATGCTGATTTGAAATATGTATCGTTAGCTTCGTTTAATATTTCTGTTAATAGTTTTTTGAGTTTCATTCTTTTTCCTATATGTGTTTATTATCTAAATCTTGGGAGTTCCAAATAATCGTTTTTTAAAAGTCTTACCACCAATCTTTCTTTCGTAGTAACCATCACCAAGCCAATTTATATCTTTTCTCAATGTCTTTTTAACCATTTCTTCATCGTCAACAATTGGAACACCATTGGATGCAAGAATATCTGCAATTCTGTGAGATGCTTCTACATAATGACCTGATTTTTTAAGTAACTTTATTCTACTACCGATATATGCTCTCTTAGATGGTTTTTCACCATCTGTTGCACCAGCCACATATTTTTTTCCAGGTGGTTTTAACTTAGCTACTGAAACAACATCTGGTTCTGGGTCATCATCCACATCCATTACTTCCCAATAACTTGCATTACTTGGATTTATGTCGGCCGG